AACTAATGGATCAAGCAAAAGCAATGCTGGCATCATGGGCGAGAAGCTCTGTTGCTGGTGCGTTGGCTGTCTATATGACTGGAAATCAGAATCCCAAGGATTTAGCAATGGGCTTAGTGGCTGGACTTGTTCCAGTACTTGCTCGCTGGGCTAATCCAAATGACGTAGCTTTCGGTAACAAGAAGTGAGCGTAAGCGAATGGACGGCAGTCGGTGGGCTTGTCATTGCGGTGCTGACTGCCATCTATTCGTCAATGCGATTCATGGTGAAGTCGATCATGCGGGAACTAACCCCCAATGGTGGCAACAGCTTGAAGGATCAAGTCAGTCGGATTGAGCAACGTCTAGACCAGTTGATGCTGGAAATTGCTTTGAAGAAATAGTTATTTAATCTTCATGAAAGCATTGATGACATTCTGAGAATCGACAGATCGTGCGGTTCTCAGATTCATCGTGTCTGGAAATGATGATGGGGCTTGAAGCCAGTGTTTATTCTCATCCCATAACTGCAACGCCGTAGCTGCTGCGTCGGCAAATATCTTGATGTCACGGCCACGGATTCGAAGGATGAACTCGACTGACTCCCGATTGAAGCCGTCGCTCAATCCCCCATTGCTCACAATCATCAGATCACCTGGGTTTGGGATGTCGTCTCGCTGACCATAGCCGAAACACTCCAGCTTGCCGTCGGTACGTGAAACGCTGGTCACTTCAATCATGCCAGTGGGATGCATTCTTGGTGCGGGCATCGAAATTCCCTTCCGTTGTGCCGCGTGTCGGTTCTTGACGAGTGCTGGCTCTCATATCTATCCTTTGAGAGATAGCACTCATGTGTGAATCAAATCACGTCGGTATCGGGAGAGCAATAGGATGACTGGTCTGGGCTTGATAACCCGACTAGTTACATTATGTAAAGTTGAGAGCGTAAGACTACGCAATCTGCTTGACATAATTACAACTATGTAACTCCCGAAACCCGACCATAACATATCGGGAGAGAAAAAATGACTACATCGGAAGTCGGGCTATTCGTGTTCATGGCTATCGCTTGCATACTCTGGGCGATTTGCAGCTACTCAGTCGGATACAAAGAAGGCCATCGTGATGGCTACAACCGCGGCAAAACCATCGGACGCCATGCATCATCTAAGGCGGTCAACTAATGGGATTCCTAGACAACTACGAAGCTTCACGCGAACGCCTAGAGCGTTGGATCAAGACTTATCCAACTGGACGCATTGAAACTCGAATCGTTGAATTCGATGCTGAAAAGGGATTCGTTCTGGTAAAAGCCGAAGCCTATCGAAATGACACAGATCAACATCCAGCAGGTATTGATTACGCTTATGGTTATCAAGGCGCTTATGTCCAGAACATGAAACGCTGGTTCGTTGAAGACACAGTTACGTCAGCAATCATGAGAGTGCAGCAACTCGTCATGGGCGGTGCAGAACGAACAGTGCGCGAGACGATGGCAGCGATTGAAGCAATGCCAGCAAAGGTTGCTAACGCTGACCACTCCCCTGATTACTGGAACACTAAATTCGGAGACGTTCCATCATATAAAACACGTGAAGAAGCTGAAGCTGCTGGAATCGGCACAATCGGCGGAGCCATTGAAACCATTACGGCACAGCTCGGTGGAGAGATGCTCAAAGAAGCTCCACAGTGCAAGCACGGCCATCGAGTATGGCGTGAAGGCGTCTCAGCTAAGACTGGCAAGGCTTGGGGCAATTACAGCTGCGTAGAGCGCAAGCCCAATCAATGCGACCCCGTCTGGTATGTCTTCACATCTGATGGAACATGGAAGCCACAGATATGACAAAGGCACGATTGGTCAAGATTCTTGTCATTATCGAATTGATTCTGCTCATTGCTCTGATTGTGATGGCAACCCGATGAGCGACTTCATGGAGATCATCAATCCACGCACCATGACGTGCAAGCTGATGGAAAACGGCGTCGTGGTCGAGGAATACAAAGTTGAACAATGCGATAAGTGTTCAAGCCTTGTTCGATTCGATGCATTCGGATTCCAAAAAGGCTATGGCAACGAGAAAATCATCTGGTTCTGCTTGGGCTGCCGATGATTATGGTCAGACTCTCACGTGAAGATGAAATCGTGGCACACACGGCAGGACTTGCACGTGAATCGCGCTATGGATCTAATGACAAAAGATTCAAAAATGGCGGCAACTTCCACGCGTGCGTGAACATCCATGCTGAAGCTGTTGGCGCTGAGATGGCTGTTGCACGCTACTTCGGCGTCGAGGATTTCGTTCCAACGATCAACACCTTCAAGAATGAACCTGATCTCTACTGGAACGGCATTGCAATCGAGGTCAAGCAAACTGCACACAAACGTGGACATCTCATTATCACAGAAGATGATCGTGACACTGACATCGCAGTCCTCGTCGTTGGAGAATCACCCAGTCTCTACATCGTGGGCTGGATACCAGTTGGCGTTGCTAAACGTCCACGCTTTGCATCAGCGCAAGGTGGCTATTGGGTCAGCCAGATAAACCTGCAACCCATTGAGAATCTAAGGAAGTCCATTCATGCCAATACTTGAATTCGACTGCTCTATCTGCGCGAAGCTCTATGGCAAAGCCAAGCAACGTCATGGCATACGTAAGACATCAGAGTTGAGCATGGGTGAATGGTTCTCGACGTGTCTGGGATGTGGAGCATTAGGCATCAAGCTTGTTGATGATAAGCGTGTGGATGGGTTGTCATTATGATTATCTTTGACTTCTTTGCTGGTACTGGAAGCGCAACGCAAGCATTCGAGGATGCTGGTCATAGTGTTATCAAGATTGAACTGGATCAATACTTTGAAGCTCATGAACGCGATATTTTGGCTTTAGATGCTGCATATCTTGTCGCTAAGTATGGGCAGCCCGATTTCGTGTGGGCTTCTCCCCCGTGTACGACTTTTAGCGTGGCATCAATTCGCCACTATTGGACTTACGAAGATGGAATGGCTAAGCCTAAGAATGACAAAACATTGCACGGCTTGGCGATAGTGGCTCACACAGTAAAGCTCATTCAAGACTTAAATCCCAGTCGTGGCTGGCTTATGGAAAACCCTAGAGGAATGCTGCGCAAGCAATCGGTTGTCAAGGATTTACATCGTAGAACGATTACTTATTGCCAATATGGAGATTTCAGAATGAAACCGACTGACTTATGGGGTGACGTTCCTGGATGGATTCCTAGACAACCATGCAAAGCTGGAATGAATTGCCATAATTCAGCCAAACGTGGATCAGATACGGGAACTCAGGGAATTGGCGGCGGTGGTAAAAGAGGGTCAATGCTTCGAGCCGTTGTGCCTCATGAGCTATCAAAAGAGATTCTCGATGTGATTGGCGTGTCGTTATGAGGAACCCTATTGACAAGGGGGTGTACGCTGGCGCATACAATTCGGACACAGAGAACTCTCCAAAATTAAGAGAGAATCACTCAACTAATAAAGTTAAAGCGATAAAGATAAAACGCTTAACCGTAGTGTCCATCGTAGTAATCATCAGCGCACAACAAGGGCAGAATACTGCCTACGCAGCATCATCAATAGATGCATTGAAGCTATATGCGCATTCAAGAATCATTGACTATAAGCAATTTCAATGTTTCAACGAACTAATCACAAAAGAATCTAACTGGAATATCAATGCAGTTAATGGATCTCATTACGGTCTAGGCCAGATGAAGAATCCTAAGTATAAGAAGCTTGATGGTTACTCAATGATTGACTGGAGCATTCGCTATCAACGCACACGCTATGGATCTCATTGCAATGCATTGGCATTCTTCAAGAAGAACGGATTCCATTGATGTCTAAAGCATGGAAGAACGGCAGCACTAGAGGATGGCGCAAGATAAGAGAACGCATACTGCAACGAGATGGTCACATGTGCCAGATGTGCGGACAGACTGAAGGCAGACTTCACATCGATCACATCATTCCTAAGCGATTGATTGGAGCTGAAGGCGATAATGATTCGAACTTGCGTGTTCTGTGCGAAAAGTGCAATTTATCGAAAGGTGGGCGCTTTTTTAGTGATGCAGCAACACAGATCGGAAG